GTGGAGTGTATTTAACGTCTTTCTCTTTGACGAGTACGATAGGATATATCGGATAGTTGTGTTCTATCAAACATTTACGACAGACATGGTGTCGGACAGTTGTGACCTGTCAAACATACATAGGAAAATTTACGCCATCATCATTAAAGAACCAGCTGCTCGCGCGTATGGATTTGCTGCGATTGTTGCTGCTGTCTCGCCGATACCTTGTGCGACTGAGAGGGTTGCTTGGATACTATTTAAGACTCCTGCTGAAGTTTCAGCTACATCTTTTACAGATCGTATAGTTTCCATAACGCCGAAGGTATTTGAACGTGTATCTTGGATAATTGGTACATTTGGATTCGCTTGTGTGGCCATCAAACCAAAGGCTGTGTTGTAAAGAGGCAACCATTCATAATTGACTACCAATTCAACATAACCAACAGTTGCGGCTGCGGTGGCTCCTGTTACTGCCACGTAAGCTGTTGTCCAATCATTTTGATCGTTGGCTGAGATGAGCAAGGTGTAATCGTTAGCTGACTTTCCGCTTGATCGGCCGATAAAGGTCATTACTGCGTCTCTTAGGGGGGCTACTGCCGACTTGGTCCCAAGAGAGGGCGACGCTACAACTTGGCCTGTATTAAGGGCTGGGTTGTAACCTGCCACTTCTGTGATTATTATCGTGCCTACTGCTGCTGTCCAGGCTTGTGTTGTACAGTATTTAAAACCGTAACTAACCACTCGCCATGAACCACAATTGGTGCCTACTAAGCCGTAAAAGCCGTTCGTGTTAGCTGCTGACCAACCTGAAACAGCACCTGCTGTAATGGTGGAAGAATACCACGAGGTGGATGGATTTGGGCCGAATGAATAAAACGCAGATCCAGCTCCGTCAGCTATGATATTTACTATATTCTTAGACTGAAAGGTCAAACTTCTTGCTGAGTTGTCGTCAAACACCTTAGCGCCCACTGCATGAGGGCAGAAAGGGTCAACTTGAGAGCAGACATTCTGGATGAGTTTGGTGTGTGCGTGCGGCATCCCGGCATGTGTTTGCTTGGGTTTTCGCTTGTTCTTATTCTTCTTCTTTGTTCCTTTAGGGTTTGGTTTTGGTAAAGGTCCGATAAAGGTTCGTGGTTTCCTGGTTCTTTTCCTTGGCATTTTCTCTATTATTCTATTAAATCTTTTGTCGGGCTCCAACCCACCCGATCAATCAGTTCCATGCAAGATTCAAGCTTGGGTGAATGTCTCATAACATATCTGTATTGAAATAACATGTCTGAGGACGGTGCGGAATTCAACAAATTGATTGTCATCTTCTCCCAATTAAGGGGTACTGCAATTCTTTTGGTTCGGGACCATCTATGAGAACAAAACTCGAAATCTTCATCACCAAACGGCTCAACATCTCGCAATTTAAATCCAAACTCTTTGTAGGCTTGAATCTTGTTAGGGATTATTGAGTCTCCGCAATCGTCGCCTTGAGCTTGGGACCACTCACTTCCGGTCATAATAGAAAGATTAACTCGTATCCTACTATTCCTAGAAGAAGTAATGTACTCTCCTGATTTAACAAGCCCATAGACGCTTTGAGCAATCATTGAGCCATCGGATAATACAAAGACAGACAGACCTATAGCTTTTCCATGAGCAGAGGCTACAACAGAGTAAGATGACTCTGGAGACGCTCCGCACAACATGATACGCTGTTGTATTTCTAGGTCCAACTGCCAGCCTTTAACACTCCAATCCAAACCACTTATATCACTAGACTCTCCATTTAAGGGCATTAGTTCAACGAAAGAAGCAGCCATCTCATCTGTCATGCCTATTCCTGGTTTGGATGGGCAAGTAAGCCAGTTTTCAATTTCTGCACAATTTTGGGCGTAGTAGAGAAGTCTCTGAACAACTTCATCCACAATTGATAACTTACCTATAAGACGATAACGACCTGTTCGGATTTTCTCAACCTTATGAGGTTCATTCTTAACAAACTGCTGGATAGGATCACAGTAATTTCTCTGAACAAATTCGACGGCTGAGACAGGCAGGGGTTCTCGGGAGTTGAGAACATTTAAACGCTCTCTCACCGCCAAAATTAGAAGAGGTAGATAATTATCTATCAATTCACCTTTAGTGGTGGCTAAATTACCCCAGGGGTGACCTGGTTGGGACTTTCTGTTGACTTGTAGCAGAGTCTCAACAATCTGTCGATCGGATACTTCCACTTCTGGGCCTTGGAAAGCTCTGGGAACTTTAGTTTTAGGATAATGAGCATTTATATATTGATTAGCACGCGCTAACTCTGTTTCTGTCGGATGTCTTCCTACCTCGAATCTTGTAGATTGGTAGAGGAGGCTTTGTCTTTCTGGGACACCTCCGCGAGGGGGCCAGGCAAGATCTCTGAGTTCAGGGATTTCTTCTGACGCCTGCTTCGCGTATTTCGAGAGGGCTTTAGGACGTCTATAACTGGTGGGGTTACCGACTGAACAGTATCCAACTTCGTGTAGAGGGAAGTCGGGGTTAGTTCCGATACTGACTCCGTCTGACCATGAGAATTGCCCAAGTTCTGCTCTGATTTCAATGGGGTTGATTCCATCAAAGGCTCCGGCTCTTTTAAACTGGCCATCGCTGTGTCAAGAGGACTTGAGAAAATGGGGACGTTGTCAGTGGAAATTGACGCTGTGGTAATTTCGATTGGTGGGTTAGGGACTGAGGGCATGACACTAGACTCATTATTTCTAGCTGGCGGTTTAAGGACAGCACCTCGAAGGGCGCCGTATTTACCATAAACTGGATCACTAGCTGAAACCTGCAGATCGGCATCATCTTGGTAGGGATCATCGACGTAATCGTCGTCATCTACCATATCGTTCCAATCTTCACCTTTGAGTCCAATCTCTTTTGCTGAATACGTTGAGGATCCGACTATCATCAAGCCGGTCTTATGGAGAAGATCGTAGACACGAGCAGCTTGTTCAGCTCTTCTTTCAGCGCTAGCATCTTGCTCTTCAGTGCGCTCACGAAAGAGACGCTCTTTGAGCATAGGAGAAGGGGTTTTGGCTCCATCTTCTTTTGTTGCTGGCAGAAAATCTAAGGCTGTGCCTAAGTTCTTGTCACCATCATTTCCTGTGTGGATTCCGACAATTCTAGTGTCATCGACAATAGGACTGCCAGACCAACCTGGTACTGAAGAAGCTGAGTGTTGGTAGATCATAGGACCTACAGCTTTTATCACTGTGCCTCTAGCGCTAGCAGGCATTCCAGCGGAATTAAAGCCAAAGACTTTAATCACTCGACCAGGTATTGGACGAGATAGTTTCGACGCTGTAACACCCAAAGCAGCCCAAGCTGGCTGTGGGATGGATAACAAGACCAAATCCATCTGCGAATCGGTGAACATCGCGACAGGAAACGGTTTTTCCAAGAGATAACTCCTGTTATTAGATCCAATCAAGTAGGTTTGTTCAGCGGATTTATTACATTCTCGCAACACATGTAGAGCTGTCGCTAGAAAATTGTTTATCCTGAATCCCATTCCTATATGATCCTCTCCACTCCTAATACTAACAACGTATTTAGGGTGTTCTGAGGGTATAATTGTTGACCCTCTCAAAGCCATCTCTTTGCGTGGCACTTCAATGATTGAGGTGTTTATTGCTTTAGAGGAAATGACCATAGATGAAAAGATCTCTGGATCTATTTGACAGGGGACGCTAAAACCATCGATTTCGACCATCGCCACTAGGCGATTATCAAGAACTTTGAGGTCTTTAACGACTCCATTACGTACTCGAAGAGGAGGAGCGTCTCCGACTCTAGAAAGAATCATCGCTCGCTCGACATGCTCCAAGTATCTAATATAAGACGCTGCTATGGCTGAAGCTAATGCTACCGCGCCGGCTACTGTTGGCTGTATAACAACCTTCTGGACTTCGGCTAGGAATATCAAAAGCTTCGTACGGTGTGCCATAGTTAGTGACTTAACGGTCTCGTATAGTTCTTCGCGATATCTGGTTATGATGTCGAGAGACACGAGCCCGGTTAACTCCAGTGCTTTGATTGCACCTAAGGTCCATGTGCCAAATGCAACAATCTTCCTTAGGGATTCAAAGCCCGGGGCCATCACTCGTAGACTATGATTACTTTGTGTTAACATTTCTGTAGTGCTAAGTATATTTATATAAT